GCGCCGTGATGGCGGCGTCATCGAGGCCCGTCATGTCGAAGTCGGGGTTCAGGCTCACCGAGCCGTCGCCGTCGATGTGCAGCTCCCACACCCCGGCGACGCCCTCGGTCGTGACCCAGTAGCGGATGAGCTGGCCCTGCACGTCCAGCTCCCACACGCCGGGCTCGTGCCAGTGCGCGTCGTTCTGGATGGCGGCCCCGTAGGCGCCCCACACCTGCTCCCAGACCGCACGGCGGACATCCAGAACGACGACACCATCGAGTGGGTCTGGAGCGGCCACTACGGAGGGGCGCGTGTTGGGCGCGAGGCTGAAGCGCGCCGTGATGGCGGCGTCATCGAGGCCCGTCATGTCGAAGTCGGGGTTCAGGCTCACCGAGCCGTCGCCGTCGATGTGCAGCTCCCACACCCCGGCGACGCCCTCGGTCGTGACCCAGTAGCGGATAGGCTGGCCCTCGACGTCCAGCTCCCACACACCGGGGTCGCTCCAGTGTGCGTCCGCGCGGATAGCCGTCCCGTAGGCGCTCCACACCGACTCCCAGCGGCCTCGCTCCCGGGAGATGTAGCTCACCGGCACGCCCGTCGGCGCGGGCGTCGTCGGGAAGGGCGTCCGATTGAAGATGGCGAGCAGCTCGGCATCATCGGGGTTCGTGACGTCAGGGCTCACGAGGATGACGCGCTCCCCGTTGCGCCGGAACATCACGAGGCGCGAGTCGGCGTTGAAGTAGCCCACGCCGTTCGAGAACGCGACCAACTGGTTCGTGAGGTCGCCGGTCAGGTCCGCCGCCAGCTCGTTCTCGCGGCGAGTGGAGTCGTTCCAGCTCGTGCGCAACCGCATCCTCCGGGTGGCGTTAGCCCGGACGAGCGTCCGCTCGGGCGCAGGAGCCGGCGGCGACGCGAAGCCATCCAGCCACGCATGGCGGCGCAGCTCGCGCGTCGTGTCGGGCGTCAGCATGTTCGGGTAGTCGGGGTGGAACGCCAGCTCGGCGAAGCGCGGCGCGCCGTTGACGACGTCGATGGCGTAGATGGCTGCCGCGACGCCGAGCGAGTCACGGCGGATGTAGGAGACCCAGCCCTCCGTGCCGTCGAACGCGCGCCCTCCGACCCATGCGATACGCTCGATGGTCCCCGCCTTCGACACGTCGGTCGGATAGTCGAGCATCACGTTCGACACGAGGTCTGTCCACGGGACGGAGTCAGGCGCGCGGCCCCAGTCGGACTCAGCCTCGGCCTCGACCTCTGCCGGCGTGACCCGGCCAATCTCGAAGTCGACCACGCCAGCACCGCCCAGCGTCAGCGTCGGACCCGCGTCGACCTTCTCTGCGGGCGTCAGGCCCGCTGTGCCCTCTCGGGCGAGCACCTGCTGGTACATGCCCGTGACGACGCTCTGGTTGACGCTGGCGCCGAGGATGAGGTTGCCGTCTTGGTAGGCGGACAACGGCTCGCCCGTGCCGATGGCATACGTCACGTACACCGGGAACCGGCCCGAGTCGGAGCGGAGCACCGTGCCCTCTTGGCCGGTCGTCGGGAAGCCGAAGACAAGGACCAGCTCGTCCAGCTCGCGCTGGTTGCGCCGGATGTTCCAGCTCGGCTCGACCGCGTGCAGGCGCGTTTCGAGGCGCGCGGTGTTGAGGTCGGGGATTACGACCGTGAAGGCCGACTGCGCGGCGCTGCCGATGGCGCCTTCGATGATGCTCTCGACCGGGCCGAGCATGGGCGTGCGGTCGACGCTCTCGCCGATGCCGTACACGTCGGGCGGGTCGGGGATGGGCGCCTGATTGTCGAGCATCTGCTGGAGCAGCTCCTCCCGGCGCTCCTCGGTCGTGGTCGCCAGCTCGAACTCGTCCTTCAGCTCGTGGTTGAGGTTCTTCGCCCGCAGGCTGTCGGCGGTGTGGAACTGGACCTCGACGGGCATCCCGGTCGGGCTGATGAAGACCGAGTTGAGCCCCTGATACTGGCGCGGCTCGGGATGCCAGAAGTTCTTGGTGCGCAGAAGGGTGTAGCCCCGGGCGAGGAACGCCGCCTCGGTCGCTCGATACGAGGCCGCGTAGCCCTCGACCTCGACGACATAGGTGTATCGGACCGTGTCCTTCAGATTGGCCGCCGCCTGCTCGAACGTCACGGCCTCGGCCGCGGCGTCGTTGCCAATCTTCCTGCGCAGACTCAACTCCGACTTCAGGCGGTTGTCGAGCACCCTGCCTTCGTAGTCCGGGTCCAGCCCCAGCGCCGCGCCAATCTCGACCACGTCAGCCGTGATGCCGGGTTCGGCCACCACGGCCTGCTCGTAGGCGCTGCGGGCCACCTCGTTGAGCGAGCGCGTGTCAGCGGGCGCCACGCCGAACCCGAACCCATCGACCGAGACGGTGCCGGACGCGCCCACCCCGCCGAGCTGGCGCAGCAGCCGGTTGTTCTGTTCGCGCGTCGCCTCGCGCTCCTCCGGGGTCAACGCTTGCCGGGTCTCTTGGTAGGCGTTCAGGTACTCCTGAAGGCGGTTGGCGACGTCGCGCCCGGGCAGGTTCAGCATCGGGCCGTAGAAGCTCGGGGCCGGCATGTCGACGAGCAGGCGCAGCTCCTCGACCACGTCAGACAGGTCGCGCAGTCGACCGCGGCGGCCCATGCGCTCGGGAGCCCGGTACTCCTCGCTGGCGATGGGGTTGGCGGTGTCCAGCGCCCGCACGGCGGCCCACACGCGCCGCCAGTCATTCGGTGTGGTGAGCTTGTCGTAGGCCCAGTCCTTGACCTGCTTGGGGCGGTCCATGATGGGCGTGCGGATGAGGCCCACGTAGAACGCCTCGGGCGTCATCCCGAGGAGCCCGCGGATGGTCTCCAGCGGGCCGGTGTACTCCGCGTACCCCTCGATGCCGCGGGTCTCGTTGACCGACGCGGCGTCGTAGCCCATGGTCGTAGCGACCTCGCCGACGAGTATCTGCGTCAGCCCCTCGGCGACGCCTTCCTCCCAGCCCGGCCACACGCGGTAGGCGGCAGGGTGCGAGCCGGCCGACGCGGCATGGAGCATCTCGTGGACGACCAGCCCGATGCGCCGGGCGATGGACTGCTCGGTCGCATCGCGGATGGCGAGCGAGCCCTCCCAGTTGAAGTACCCGCCACGTGGATACGAGTTGCTCTCGATGATGACGTCGCCCGACCAGCGCGACTCGGACGGGTTGATGCCGAGCGCCTTGGCGATGGCCTCGCGGGCGACGAGCGCCGTGTCGAACACCCGGGCACGCTGCGGGTCTTTGGGGCGGTCCAAGCGCAGGCCGATGGGCGCCGGCACGTAGTCGGCCGGTGGACCTGCCTCGGGCTGTTCCTCCTCCGACCTGACTGCCTCCTCCACGGCCACCGCCGGCCCCTGCATGACCATCTGCTGGACGGTGACGGCAGCGCCGGCCCACGTGCGCCACTCGCCGAGGCTGCTGACCTGCACGCCGACCGCACCCGGCACGGGCGTCCCCTCGACCACGCCGACCTGCGACACGTCCATGCGCTTCAGGGCTTCGATGTCCGGGCTGAAGAACAGCGGGTCCATCGGCCCACCCTTGACCTCCTGCCACGTGTTGTACGGGCCGCGCCACGCGTCGAACAGGTCTTCGAGGTACTCGTCCTCGGTCATCGGCCGGTCCCATGCGTAGTAGCGCACCACGCCGTCGCCACCGACCGACGCCGCGTCAGCGTCAGGGATGGACCCCGCCGGCAGCTCGTTCGCCGGCAGGGGGAAGGATGCGCGCTCGTACTTCAGCCGGTCGCGGAACAATCGGTAGAACGTCGCCCGCCGGGCGTCACCCTCCGGCCCCACTGGCAGGTCTCGCCCACCGACCACGCTGCCAATCCACTCGTTCAGGAACCCGCCGGCCTCGGCCCGCTCGACCAGCGTCTCGAACGTCAGCGCGCCGGTCAGGACATCGTGCGCCTCGATGAACACTTCGGCGATGCGCACCGCGATGGCCCTGTCGGTCGTGAACGAGATGGTGTCGGTCGGGCCGCCGCCGAGGGCCGTGACGCCGGACAGCTCGTCGCGCGTCTTCAGGCCCGTCGCCATGATGGCACTGACCGCCGTGGTGGCGTGGTAGAGCGTGGCCGGCAGCGGGCCGATGCTGTCGATGCGCCCGCTCGGGTAGTCCCAGCCCCGTTCGACCGCGTCTTCCTTGGTGATGAGCCCCATGGAGAGCCCGGTCTGGATGGCGTTCGTCCATGCCTGCACGAGCTTGCGCTTCGCGTCGAACCACTCTATCGCCTGCTCGTTCGGCCACGAGGCGATGTCCTCGGGCATCCGCTCGTTGGGCTTCTCGCCGGGGTCGACCCATTCCAGCGGGCCGAGCATCACATCAGGCTTGTACGTAGGGACGAGCTTGGCGGTGCGCGGACGCACCGGGGTCCGCGTTTCACGTGAAACGATAGGCGGACGCACGGCGGCCTTGACGACCGCCGGCCTCGGGTCGATGGGCTTGCCGGCCTCGCGGTCTTCGTCCCACGTCAGCACCTCTCGCGAGGGGATGCCCGCCTCGGCGAGACGACGCCGCAGGCCCTCGCGAACAATCCTCGCAGTCGTCCCAAAGTTGGCGGTGTTCGGACCTTGCGTGAATACCACCTCGGCGATGTCAGCGAGCGCGACCTGTCCGTGTATCTGCGCCTCGATGTATTCGCCGAGCCCGAGGTCTTCGAGGTTTCTGGAGTCGAGGACGTCGGCGGCACCGCGCAGGGTCGGCATCATGGCGATTGTCGGTTCGACGTACGGCACAGCGGCGGCCTGCGAGTATTCGGTGCGTGTCCCGAAGATGAGCGAGTCGACGCCGGTCACGGTGGTTCGTGCGTCCACGGTGTCACGCAGGCGGATGACCACGTTGCCGTAGTGGTCTGTCGCCCCGTCCTCCCACACGTCGCCGATGTAGCCGTAGACCGGACGCTGCTCAGGTGGCGTCCGGTCTACCGTCAGGCGACCTGTCGCGTCCTCCGTGGACCCCGTCTCGTAGCCAAACCGGATGGACTCGGTGCTGCCCCGGATACCCGTGTCGTTCATCCCGTTGCTGCGCCCGGTCTCGAACTGGCTCTTGACTCGACCGCTCTCAATGATGCGACCGAGCACGACCTCGGGGACGCGGATGCGCACCTCGGTCTTGACCGGGTCGAGGATGCGCGCGATGTTGGCGTTGAGGGCGACCACGTCCTGCTCGACGCGCGGGTCGTCGGTCGCAACGACGACGACGTCCGGTTCAAGGTCTTCGAGGACGCTTGCGGCCAGCGCCCTACGCCAGCTCGCCTCTTGCGCCAGTGTCTCCTCTCGGACGGTCTCCGCAACGGCCGGCGGGAGCGCCGGCAGGGGCATCTCCGAGCGGTACTGGCGTACGAGCTGCTTGGGCGGGTAGCGCCACGTCCTGACGGCTTCAGCGACCTCTGGCGAGGTCTCCTGCGCCAGCTCGGTCATGGTCGACTCGAAGTTGCGGAGCTGGAGCATCCAGCCCCACTCCTCGTTGTAGCGGTCCACGTAGAACCTGCTCAGCGGGAGCCCGACGCCCTCCGGTGCGCCCGGAACAGTCGAGCCGCGCCACGCGCCCCAGCGACCTCGACCGAGGGTGCGCTGCTGCTGGCGGACCGACATGCCTCGCAGGACGTCCTCGCCGCTCTGAGTCTTGGCCGGCCCATCCAGCTCGCCCGAGGCGATGGCCGCGTCAATCTCAGGGTAGCCAAGCTCCGTCCACGACTTCGCGACCGGGACCATCACGCACCGGCAGTTCGGGTGCGTGTGCATGTAGTCGACGACCGGGACTCGGGCGGCGACCGCCTCAGCCATGGTGGCGCTGACCGTCGACGGTCAGGTAGACCTGAACGCCGGACTGCTGCCACGGCCCGCCGTCGAAGTTGACCTCGACCCGGATGCGGCGGGTGGCCCACGCCGCCACGCGCAGGGCGCCAAGACGGGCCGCGACTCGGGCGAGGAGCAAGATGCCCCTTGGCCGGATGCGCGACCCGACGGTGACGGTGATGACCCCTCTCGCCATGGTGGCGAGGATATCAGGGCTAGTACGACGCCATGGACCGCTGCCAATGCGACCGCGTGCGCTCGGTGAGCGCCTCGCACCCGTCGGGATGGCAGTCCGAGTGGTCGCCGTCGTCGTGGGCTTCCAGCCGGGCGAACCCGGCTGGGTCGCCAATCTCGCCGTGGCCTTGGCAGTAGTCGATTGGGTCGCCGCACGCCGGGCAGTTATCCATGGGGAACGACCTCCGCTTCCGCCCTTCGCGCGACGCCCCACGCGTAGACCTTCTCACGTGAACCCCAGCACTCACTGGGCGCCTCGTTGTGGAGCCACGCCGCCCAATCGCGCATCGCGTGAGTGTTGATGATGTCCGCCTGCCCGAAGGCACCGACGAGGTCGTTGGACAGCACCGCCATCAAGAAGCCGCCGGGCAGAGAGCCCTTGGAAACGTAGTCGCTGGCGCCCTCCTGCATATGGTTCGGCAGGCTGGAGTAGTCGACGTCGTCGAACCTCACTTGGCGGCCCTCCAGAGCGTGACGACGAAGCCCGCGTTGGCGACGCCGCGCTTGCCCCGGTTGATGAGCACCTCGGCCTCGCTGGTGTCCCAGCCCATGGTCGACGCCATGGCGACGACGGCCTGCGCACGCAACAGGAAGCCCTGCGCACGCATCGACCGTGCGGCGGCGTCGTTGGCGTCGACCGTGAACAGGCGGTCAGTCATCGTCATGGTGACGTTTCCGTTGCCGGCGCGACCCCGGGCGGTCATCGCGCGTCCGCGCTGATGATGTCCGCGGCGGCCACGCTCAGGGTGTCGCCATTGCTGGCGATGAAGCGGACCCGGAGGGTCTTGTCCTTGTTCATCCCGTTTCTCCCTTCGCTGAGACGTGGTGGTAGCGACCCATCCTGCACACGGAGACCGGCTTGAAGCAGCCGCCGCAGAGCGCGTGCCCGGTCATCAGCCGCTCGGGCGAGCGCCCGGCGTGGGCGATGACCTCCTCGCGGTTCGCCAATCGCGCGATGCGGTGCTCCCTCGCCTCGGTCTTGGTGCAGGAGTGGTTCTTCCGTGCCATGGCGTAAGTGTCCCACGGGCGCGCCACCATGTCAACTAGGTTCTACGCGAGAGCGTGGCCCCACTTCTTCGCGGCGGCGACGGCCTGCTCGGGCGACACGAGGAACGTCTCGTTGCCCCAGTCGACCTCGGTGCGGACCCACGGCGCGGCGACCCACTCGCCGGTCGAGCGGTCGAGGTACCAGCCTTCGGTGCCCCGGACGCGGAGAACGGCCGCGGCCTCGCTCGGGCCGGGGTGCTGCTTGATGTAGTAGGCGAAGGTCATGGCGGCGTCAGCGCCTTGACCCATGCCACGACTTCTGGAGCACTCATGTCCCACACGCTCTGCTCCACGAACTCGGCGATGACTTCGTCGGGCGCTTCGATGCTGTCCAAGTATCTCTCCCCGAACGCAGCGAGCTTGCTCTTGCTCTCGACTCTAGCGACGGCGCACGGCTCGCACGTCTCGGGCTGCTCATGCCATCGGTGTTCGTCGCACCCCTCAGAGTCGTCGAACTCAACCGCGAACGAGTCACAGCCCGAGCATGAGCCGTATCCCCCCCGCACGAGTCCAGTCTGGTCCTTGTACGTGACGAACGCGAGCCAGTCGCCTTGATACGACCCGAAGCTTGCGTCGCTGTGGACGACGGCCCCGGCGGCTTCGAGTGCCTCGATGTATCCCATCCCGTTGCTCCCTTCTACGCAAGGGGCCGTGGGCGTCCCCGCTGGTCTGCCTTCCCTTGCTGGGCTACTGTCTCACTACTGCGCCACGTCTGTCAACCCGCTCCAGAACAGGTCCGTGGCCTGAACCGTGCCCTTGGCCCATGCGATGGCTTCGCTGCCCACCGCTCGCATCGCCTCTGCTGGGTCGGTGCCGGCCAGCATGGCCTCGACCGCTGCCATGACCCGGTCCTCGTAGTCCAGCTCGCCCGACCAGCGCAAGACGCCGCCGAGCGCCGGGGGCTTGGTCATCGCCATGGCCCGCTCTATCAGCTCGTGCCCGCCGAGCGGCAGCGCCATCAGCCCGTCCGGCGCGTCGTTCCTTAGCCGCTTCCGTCGGGCCACCTCGGCGACATGCCGGCGCTTCCTGCTCTCGGGTGTGCGTCGGGCTCGCTCCTGTGCCCGGATGCGCTCCCGGTTCCTTGCCCGATATTCCCGCCAATACCCCTCCCGAACCATCGTTCAGCGCACCGTGGCCTCGATGTCGAGGTCCACGCGAGCGTGGGTGTGGGGCGGCTTGGACAGGATGTCGCCCAAGCCCTTGTGGTGAGCGAGGTCGGGCGGGACGTCGCCGGGCGCCACGTGCTTCAGCGGGAAGACCTTGCCGTGCTGGCCGAGGCAGATGGGGCAGCTCCGGGCGTCAGCGGCGCTCGACCAGCGCCAGCCGGCGATGACCTCGGAGTTCTGGAGCATGTTCACCCGCTGCGCCTCGCGGTAGGCCCGCATGGACTCAGTTCGGGCGAGCCGGAGGTTCTGCCAGTGGAGCGTGGTGAGCTGCGTGTCGAGGCGCTTCGCCACCTCCACCGGACCCTGCCCGAGCGCGACTCCGTTGACGATGGTCGAGCTGGCGTCCTGCCACGTTCGGTTGGACCGTTCACGCAGAAGGGTGTTCAGCGGTGTCCCGTCGCTCGTGAAGCCCACGACCGCCTCGATGGCGTCATCTGGCAGGACGGCCATCGAGATATGGCCGGCGGCCTTCTCGTCGCCACCCATCGAGGCCCGGATGACCTCGGTCATGTCGCCCTGCGCCTTGCCCATGGCGGCGCGCTGCGCCTCGGTGATGGAGAGCGCGCTCACCTTGGCGTAGTAGGTGAGGTTCGTTTCGAGCTGCGTGACGAGGTCTTGGTAGCGCGCTTGCTGGAAGACCCAGTGGCGGGGCGGCGAGGCACCGCGCGGGTCCATCGACGGGTGCGCCTGCTGCCACGTCTCCAGACGAGCCGTGAAGCCCTTGTAGTCGATGCGGGCTTGGTCAAGCACCTTCGAGTACGCAGCGTGCATCTGGCTGGCTGTGACGCGGTCCAGCGAGGACAGGTACGACCGCTGCTCGTCGACGAGCTGGTAGAGGTCAGCCATCGAGGCGCTCGTCGGCGCTCGGCTCGATGATGGGGTTCAGGCCCAGCGACACGATGACGTAGCGGACGGCCACGTTGAACGCCTCACTGTCGGGGTCGACGAGCGGTCCCCAGCCAGCTACGTTGACGGTGCCGAAGCGGTCGCGCCATACCACTACGGCGTCGCGGTTGAACGGCACGAACTCGGTCCGGTCTCCCTTGTGCCAGCGCATGGTCAGGCCGCGCTTGGCCCTACCTCTCCGGGCCACCGACTCCTCCGGCGATGCTCGGTGGCGGCAGGCCGGCGTCCATCACCCGGGCCTGACGCTCGGCCATCGCGTCCTCCTCCTGCTCACGCAGTTTCATCTCCTGCGTGGCGTCAATGCCCGGCATCATCGTGAGGAGCGTCTGCTTCGAGACCCCGAGCCCGTGCATCAGGCCCAGCGTCTCCAGATGTTCCTTCTCGTTGCGCGACTCCGGGTCCGCCCACGTCGGGTTGATGGACAGACGCATCAGCTCGTCGAGCCCAATCGTCAGCCCCGCGCCAGAGCCGGCGCCGTACACGATGGTCAGCGCGGCGGCCATGCGGAACGTAGCGGCCCACGGGCCACCTCCCCATACGGTGTGCCGATTGCGCGCCTTGGCGGTCAGCCCGGCCTCAGCGACCTTCAACGCCTCGCCTGACGGGTAGCCGCCAGTGAGGGTGAAGCGATGAGCCGGCGTGTTCGAGCGTGTGCCCATGCGTACGAGGGTCGCCTCGATGGCGGCCAGCGGACCCGCCGGGTTGGCGGCGTCGAACTGCCCGAAGGTGCCGTCAGTGGAGTCCGTGCGCCAGACCTCGCCCGGGGCGTTCTTCAGCCCGCTCGTGTCACCGACGCCGATGGCGTACCGCTGCGGGAAGCCGAGCTGGTCGAGGACCATCGAGAGGTCCAGCAGTTCCTTGTTCAGGCGGTTCTGCTGCGGGATGGCGCCCAAGTGCTCGGGTCGGCCGAAGTGGTCGCCGCGGGCCTTGTTCGCGAAGTGGATGACCGGGATGCCCAGCGGCTTGCCCTCGTACGTCCATGCGACCGGCCACTCAGTGTCGGTGTCGTCGAGCCAGCGGCCCCACGCCGCCTTGTCGCCTGACGAGGTGGCAAACCACTTCTCGACTCGGTCCGGGTAGTACAGGTTCATCCGGCGCACGGCCATGCCGGTCGGGTTGGTCGGGCTCTCGGCCTCGCTGTCCCACACCTTCGCGACGTACATGAGCCGGCCCTCACGATAGACCGGGTTCATCAGCTCGGGGCGGTTGAAGTGTGCGCAGACACGACCGAGCTTCGCGCTCCATTCGAGGATGACAAAGGCGTCGCCCTTCTTCGCGGCCTCGGTGTGGACGGTGAGCTGGAGGACGTCGCCCTCGTTGTGGTCCCACCAGTCAGTCCAGACCCACGCGTCGAACACTTCGCTGTCGGAGCGCACGCCCACCACCGAGAGGCGCTCGACCATGGCGTCGACGATGACCTCGCAGAAGTTCTCCTGATACGCGATGCCGTTCGCTTCGAGGTAGGTCTTCGCTCGGTCGGTCAGGTACGTGGTCTGGAGCCCGTCGTAGTACGTCTCGGCGGTGGCGTAACGGGCGAGCCGCGCTTGGTCGATGAACGCTGCCTTGCGGAGGAACGTCTGGCGCTCCTCGTCGACTGGCCCAAGGCGGGTGTCCAGCATCTTCTGGCCGGCCTGCATGGGCTCGGGATAGAGGTCAGCCACCCATCACTCCTTGTCGAGGTAGCGGGGTCCGCGCAGGGTCAGGTCGCCCTTGCGGACGACCTCCTCGCGGGGCGTCCCGATGTAGCTCTCGCTGCTGGCGGTCCCGCCACGCATGAGGTCATGGAACGCGCCGGACCACGCGTCGACTTGGTCATCGTGCTCGACCATCGGAAACCCCTCTGCCTCGTCGAGGAACGCCGTGACCCACGGCCCCTCGACCACGATGATGTTACCCGCTTCGGCCTGCGATGCGAAGGGGGCTGCGCGCGTCTCTTTGCTCTGCGTAGATGGGATGCCACGGACGTTGAAGCCTTGGAGCACGTGGCGCGAGTAGTAGTTGATGAGCGACTTGCCGGCGGCACCGGGCTCCTGCTCGATGCGGACCGCCGTGGTGGGGCCGTCCTGCTGGGCTGTCGCCCGCACGAGGTTCTCGACCCGCCCGGGACCGTAGCGCACCCGGCGCTCGTCGAGCATGTACAGGCGCCGGGTGTGCGGGTCGATGCCGAGCTTTGCCCCGACCGTCCAGTCGGGGTCGTTGTCGTCGGTCTCCTCCGTGGCGGCCAAGTCCCAGTAGCGCACCGTGCGGAGCTGGCCCTGCGGAGCAGCGCGCAACGTCTGGCCGAACCACTCGCGCTTGAACATCCCCTCCTCTCGGACGTCCCAGTCGCCACGGAGCAGGCGCGCCCGGGTGACCGGGTCGAGCTGGCCCAGTGACAGGAGGTACTCGGCGAGGTTCAGGCTTGGGTTGTCCTGCACCTTCGAGGGGATGAACACGGCGGCCGGCTCGCCACCGTCGATGTAGCGGGCCTTGACCCAATCGTGGCCCTTGTTGCCGGGGTTCGACGCCGAGCGCATCCGCAGCGGTACGTCGAGGTCTACGTCTTTGCGCAGCCGGGAGAACAGGAAGGTGAACATGCTCCGGCTGAACGACGTGACCTCGTCGAACCCGACGAACTGGAAGTCGGCCGACGCGTAGCGGTGCTTCTGGTTCTCGGTCTGGAGGTAGGCGAACGTCAGCGTCGCGCCGTCCTTGTAGATGGTCGCGTCGTACTCAGGGTTGGGGAACCGCCACGTGTGCTCGCGGTCATCCCACTTGGCGTCGGTCCCTTGGAGCCAGTCACGCGCTCGGTCGAGCAGGGCGCCCGGCAGGCTCAGGTCTTGGAAGGTCCGCCTGAACAGGATGGCGTTGTATCGGGGGACGTCGACGTATTGGAGCGCGGCCATGAGCAGCGCGTCGCTCTTGCCACCGCCGGCAGCGCCGCCGAAGAAGACGTCAAGGATATGGTCGGTGAGAAGGAACGCCCGCTGCGTAGGGTGCGGGCTATGCGGGATGTACCTCGTCCACTTCGGGGTCGTCAGCGGAGCCACTGCCGACAAGGCGCGGCTCACTTCCTCCGGGCTGAGCGATGAGACCCACTCGGACCATGACATCGAGGCTGGCCGCGAGAGCGGTGAGCTGGGTAAGGGCGTCGGCCGTTCCTGCGGCAAGGCCATGCGTGTGTTTCACCTCGACCTGTGGTGCCTGACCATCAGGGCCGACGAGCGTCAGTTCGGCCTTCGTGCCCCATTCTGCACGATGGCGGGGATGGTGCTCCAGTAGCCACTGGGCCGTCTTCTCGCTCCGGGTGGCGTGCGCTCGCACCCGGCCGATGAGGGCGATGTCGTAGTCGTTCTCGGCCTTCTCCACCGCGCCGCGGAATGCCGCGCTTCGCTTCATCCATCGAGCGAACGTGTCCCGGTCCACTTCTACGTGGCGAGCGGCCTGCGTGCGACTGCATCCGGTACTGCGCAGAACCTCGACGACGGCCTGCTGGACGAGCGGCGTGAGCTTGGTTGGTGCAACCATCAGCCCAATCCTACTCGCGGTCCTCTGACCGTATCTCGTAGCAGTCAGGCCGGTCGCACACGAACACGGCCCGGGTCCATGTCGCGCCCGCCAGCTCGTAGCGATGGAAGCCGAGCCGGCAGAGGAGTCTCCCGATGATGGTCACCGCCGGAACACCCGGCGACACAAGAGGCTGAACGTCGCAAAGGCCAGCAGGGCGCAGGCGATGACGAGCAGCGACTCGACCTGCGTCAGAGCGAAGTAGGTGATGGTCACGACATCACCGGCATATGGTCGCCGCAGGTGCGCCGGTAGCCGCCGTTCGGTCCGGTCCCTCCCGGTCTGGTCGGCCAGCCACAGGTCGCCTCTCGCCCGCAGCCCGGCTCGTCGCAGCGCCCGATGGTCGGGCAGGGCCATTCATGGCTCACGACGCAATGCGGGCACTCCACGTCGAGGGTGTCGGGTGCGGGGGTGGCGAGAGTGGCGGCGTGCATCTTGTCGCTGAAGTTGGCGGCAGCGGACCGCCACTCCGGGGTTTCTTTCGACCAGTCACCACCGCCAGCGTTGGCGATGACTCCCCATGCCTCATGGATAAGGTCGCTCGGCTCGGGTGCGGCGAGGGTGTAGCCCATCGCGTTCAGGTGGGCCAGCATGTCGGGAGCGGCGGCCTGAGCGTCGCCCATGACCATCGTCGGAGCGGCTACGGACAGCGCGACTCCGAGTGCTTGTTCCGGGGTCAGGTTCAGCGGCTCGGTCACTTCAGCTCCTCTCGGGTGGCGGTAGGCCATGTCGCACTTGACGCACGTCGGGGCCTTGTCGAGTGGTCCGCTCCACTCGTGGTCACACAGCGGCTCGGTCACGGCGTCGACCACGGAGGAAGCGCAACGCGAGATGCGCGAGTACGCCGCCCTCATCGCCGCCGAATACGTCGCCCTCGCCATCCTCGCCGCCACCCGTGAGGAGGCTTCCTCGGACCAACCCGGCCAAACGGCTCGCATCGCCATCGCCAGCCGCTCCACGTCGAGGGTGTCGGGTGTGGGGGTGGCGCGCGCGGCGAGTCGGACGAACAGTCGGCCAATCTCAGTATCGGGCGCGGTCCCGGCAATCTGACGCACCCTGTCCAGTTCCTCGGCGGTCAGCGGCTCGGTCACGGCATCTCCTCACGGGTGGTGGCTAGGGCGGCGAGGGCGTCGTATTCGAGGGCGAGGGCGCACTTCGATGCTGCGTAGTTGTCAGCAAACCGACGATTGTGCGTCGCGCAGAGCGTCCCATCGGAGCCGTAGTAGCGGGCGCACCATCGGGGTGTGGGGGCGGCGCGGGCTAGGACTGCTTCAAGGA